CACTGCCTGTCGTGTGCCTCATAGCTTGCCTGACTGACAGCCCACATCAATAGTCGGTTTCGTTTGGCGATCTCACGAGCAACCACATAAGTTTCCTTCAAGCGTTCATCACCGCGATTGTACTCGCCAGAGATACGAAACTTATCTAGCTGGTCACAGAACATAACGTCAGGTTTATTTAATTTGGCGTACTCGTCGATCTCTTCGACTGATGTGCCGACAGAATCCATGATGGTAAGCAGTGGGGCTATCTCTTCTTGGTAGCGTCTACCCAAGTCGGTTCTGTTGCTTACCATCTCTGGGCGGGTGAGTTCAAAGTACGATTGGATAATACGCAGCTTAATCTTTGGGGCTGGCTCTTCGTTAGCCCAGTAAGTTACCTTGAACCCCTGCTTGACGTACGATGCCGCAAGGAAACAACAGAAGGTTGTCTTNCCTACTTCTGGTCTGGCAAACAGGATACCTAAGTTACCACGATCTAATCCGCCAACATTCTCACTGATCAGATCGTATGTAAAAGGGAAATCGGGATCACCAGCTTCGTCCTCTAAGAGTTGTTCAAAGTCGTGTTCCACCTTTGTGTAGGTTGTTTTGTCGCTGATGCGTCCGTCTTCTACTGTTTCGATTAGGCGGCGTAACTCACCGAACTCCTCACTGTCACCAGTAAAGATTTCGATTGCCTTCTCACCTATGACCCGCGCACGATCACGCAACCAGAAGTTGTGTACCAAATCCAGATGCAAGTCGTGGTTGTCTGCGTTACCAACATCTAGCTTTGCTATGGTTTCGTGTACCTTGTTTCGTGCAGCTTCTGGCATAGCAGGGTTACGGTCATTGAACAGACTAGCTAACTCACTGATAGTTAAGTCTTTTCCATACTTGGTGTGTGAATATGTCAGCGTGTCAAAAATGTCACGCATCTCTTTTTCAAACATCGTCCGATCAACAATGTTCTTTACACGACCAAAGAAGTCGGCATTGAGACAGAACCCAAGTATCTGTCGATCAATCGATGTGGGATCGTAAGAATTCATTTAGTTCTTCCTTTGCTAGGTTTTTTAGATCACGGCTCAAGACCATGAGTTTAGTTGGAACTTGTCGGCATAGTACCTTTACCATGCTAACGGCTTTGTCAGTTGCATCTTTGTCGAGCGCGACAAACACACGTTCGTATTTACGCAACATCTCTATGTGTGGTTCTAGCAGGTTTGTACCTAACAAGGCAACCCCTGTTGCTAATTCAGAAACTGAACAAGCACTGGCGCAATCTTCGAGGACAATAGCTGTATTACTGGTTCCACAACTAAAAGGTAAACTAGAATTTCCATACCGATACCATTTCGGGTTGCGTCCGTCAATGGCTCGTCCGGCAGCATCGACAGCGTTGTTTCCGTTTTTAACTATGTATGCCACCCTGTTACGCTTGAAATCGTAACGAATGTCAGCGCGACCAGAAAGATACGCATCGTAAGCATTTACAGATTTCACATAAAGTTCGGCATCTAAGTTACGAGAAAGGCTAACAAAAGTGTTTGGCAATTCAAATTTTGTCAGCGTGTCTTTTGAAATTTTAGACTCTTGTTTTTTCATTGCAAGCTTTGCAAAGTCTCGCGTCAGGGATATTCCTGTCCGTCCTGACACATTACAATCGGCATGAAAGCAAAACCAAAGACGTTGCATTCCGTCATCGTTTACGCTAAACGTATTCTTCTTGCCGCACACCGGACAGTCGGATCGATACCGACCCATCGGCTGTATGTCGAGAGATTCAACATACCCTTGTAACCAACTTGGTGATTTCATGTCGGTTTCCTTTTNCTAGTTACAAACTATAGCTGACAAATACCACCACACAAAAANCATGTCAACTGCATTTTTTTNATTGACAACGCTTGACAGGCTGTGCTACTTAATTATTAACCATCCCCATTGGGAGAAACCANAGATGAATATTAATAATAAAATAAATCCTATAGCTAAGTTACTTAGGGATAAGAANTATGGTTATAAGATTATAGATAATAAAAAACAAAAGAAACTAANTAAACTATCTGAAAAGGAAATCAGGGATGCCAAGACCAAACAAGATTTTGGAACCGACTAAACAATACAACATAATGTTAAAGGTTGAACAGTACGATAAGTTAGCTAAAATGGCTACTATTATGCAACAATCAGCTTACGAACAGGTTTCTGTTGCAGACCTAATTAGGGAATCCGTTGATATCTACATAGAAGCTTACGAGGAAGAAGATGAAAACTAATAAACTTGAAATAGAAATTGTCGAACGTGCGGACTACCGGTGGATGTTGTGTATTCCGGTGTCGTCTGTTCGCATAGGAGAGACTGATCGTGAACTGGTCAAGAAGAAGCATTGTATAGATTATCTGCGGCACGTTGCAATTTTTATTGGAAAAAGTCGTTTCGATTGCAAAAAGTGGCTTGACGAACACGAAAAGGTTGTGGTAAAACTAGGGACACTGTACGAAGTAGCATAACACAGTGTAACGCAAAGGACTGGTTATCCTTTGTTGTTTCCTTTGGTTGGTTGGGAGCGAGGTCAGATTTATTTCTGGCCTCGTTTCTTTTTGTCTGCATTTTTTCTGTTGACAGGCGTTTTTGTTTACGGTATTGGTTACTAATCAACAGCCAAAAGGAGAAACGAGATGGCTACCAAACTAACCCACGCAGAATACGCAGCTAAACACACAGAGATATTTGCTCGTATGTCTGCAAACTTTTTAGCCACCCCACTACCCAGCGATTGGGATACATGGGAAGAAGAAAAGCTAGATAACTTTCTCAGTGACAACCACTGGCAACCGTTCGAGTATTGGGATGTCAACGATGTCTATGAGTTGATTGACCAGCTAACNATTGACGTTATGAACCTGATGGGATTGGAGATGAGCCGTGACTGAACGAACTTGGGAAGTTAAGGTGGAAGCGACAACAACTCGNGANGTTATTGTCCACGCTAACACAGANTACGAGGCACAGATAAAAGCCCAGATAGANATGGTGGGNTTAGTCGGTGGTGAAAATACCAAAGTTATATGGGCAAAGGTGATACCGAATGAGTAATCGTGGTGACTATAAGGTAAGAGTTCGCATGACAATCGAACGTGAGGTTATTGTCAATGCGGACGGTTTCGATGATGCAGAAGAAAAGGCATTGAAAGAGGCAATATCCCCAGTAGGACGAATATCAAATGAAACTAAGGGTTATGATGCCGAAGTTCTTTGGGCTATAGAGCATGGAAGCCTCAGTGATTGGGAGAAGAGGGATGTCAACAATAACTAAAACCTGTCTCGCCTGCAACGGTGGTGGCATTGCCGAATACGACAAACCTAGAGTTGATCACGCCAATGGTGGCTGGATAGATAGCACCTATGGTAAGTGTGATGTTTGTGATGGTGAAGGTGACCTACACGTTCTATCTGAATTTACCAGCTTGGACATGATGCTGTTCTTAAATGAGGTAGCTAAAATCTTAGAAGATGCCGACATAGTTGACAGCACACTAGATGACATATATGGTCACGTTAAGGACGCAAAAGATAAGGTGCGTGAATATATTAAATTTCATGGTTACGATGGAGATGACCGATGAGCCAACCAGACAAACTATTTGACCCAAACAAAACATATTTAATCAACGTATGGGATATGCCAGTCTTTGTTATAGATGCTGAGACAGAAGAACCTGTTTGCAATGAGGATGGAACTGTTGCCATCTTCAGCATACCGAACTATGATTTATCGTATCTTTGCGATGGCGTAGATATAGATAAATTAGAACTGCGCGAAAAAGGAGACGACTATGATAACGCTTAACCTACCAAAGAAACAAGTCAACGCCATACTGGTAGCACTTGACACAGAAATTGATTACACGTTTAAAACACACGGCAGACCTGATTGGGAAACATTCCCTGAGTTTGCTGCAATGCTGATGGCCTACTACACGACACGTTGCAAGTTCGAAGAAGCCAAATATGCTGAAGATGCGTTTGAAACAGAAGTCGGGGATTTTTAGGCATGGGTAAGGTCAAGGCTTGGGCAATGCAACTAGAAGAAGACTTCTGGTATCTTGCCAACAGTAAGATAGGCAACTGCGAGTTCTTTGGTGAGTTCATGCAAGAGATGGAACCGCACCGTGATTTCTTGGGGTTGCGTGACGACAGAGAATATGCTGAGATGTTGCGTGAAGCTTGGGACAACTACTGGAGTAAGTACATATGACAATCGAATTTCAAGAAGAATTGCCCCTCAACCACGAACCTAGCCTAGACCACTGGGCTAAGAGACAAGCAGACCACGATGTTGAGACTGGTTATCATAGCAACTGGGATTATGCCTATGAACAAGCATGGCATGGCTTAGACGCTGAGTTTAATTATAGTTATATTTGAGGCAAGAGATGACAAGCACAATCACGCCACGATACCCCAACGCGGCAAGCGATCCGCGCCTAATTAATGTCAACGATGAACGAAAAAAACTCAGGGAGATTGTCACTGAGAAAGAATGGCAGGGCAAAAATGCTGATGCAGAAAAATGTCAGATAAAAATATTGTCAGCCGCGTTACAAGAAGGACGATCCTACTATCCTGCATTTTAGTCAGCGGAAATTTTGTCAATGAATAATGTCAGCCTAAATATTGTCAACTGTGTAGAAAAGAAAACTACATTAAATCCCGCCTATCGTTGCGATGATTGCGGGAAACCGGTGGGGCTGTCCTGTCCTAAATGTTATCTAAAAAAACAAGGGCAGCAAATAAAAGGGCTTGACCATGCCGGTTATTATCCTTAAAGGTAGGTAATCAACAAACCAACAAAGGAACCCGAACCGATGAAAAAGGCAGATATAAACAAGCCAGC